TTTACAGCTGAGCCTGGTAACAAGATGATTGTATGTGACTATGCATCTCAGGAGTCTAGAATACTTGCTGATATATCTAATGAACCTAACCTTGTGAAGTTCTACACAACTGGTGGGGCTGATCTACACTCGTATGCTGCTCAGGTAGTATACAAGGAGCTAGCGTCTGTCACTCTGGAAGACATCAAGAAGTTTCATAAGGATAAGAGGCAGGTAATGAAGGGCTTTAACTTTGCACTAGCCTATGGAGGTACGGGTGAGACGGTTAGTAGAAACCTGAACATTCCTATTGATATAGCTAAGAAAGCAGAGGAAGATTACTTTGCTGCGTTCAGTGGTCTTAAGAGTTATTTTGAGATGGCTAAGAAGAAACCACTGGAGTTCGGATACGTTCTTATTGATCCTGTTAGCGGGCGTAAGTCATTCATTGACTTCTTCGATGACTATCAGGAACTAGATAAGACTATTAACGAACCAGGTTTCTGGGACGATTATCGTCAGCATAAGTCTTTCGAGACTTCTGAGTTTAAGAGTTACTACAAACCTACTGTAAGAGAATACTTCAAGCTAAAGGGTATGATCGAGCGTAAGGGTCTAAACTATGTAATTCAGGGTACTGCTGCATCCCAGACTAAATATGCCGGTATCAAGCTGTTCAAGTGGATACTGGATAATAACTACTTCGGAGTGGTCAAGGTTGTTAACCTAGTCCACGATGAGATAGTCGTCGAATGTCCGTCAGAGATAGTCGACATCGTAGAGCCAAAGGTCAAACAGTTCATGGAAGAAGGCGCTAACAAGTTTATGAAGCGTATCCCCATGATTGCTGATCCCGAGATATCGGACCACTGGCAGAAATAATTTACCTACTAACATTTTTACAATATGACTAGAGACCAAAGACAAAAGCAGTCTCTAAATGCTTGGGCTATTCGTGGCTACCGAGGATGCTTACAGGCTGTAACAGGCTTTGGTAAGACTCGGATAGCTATGATGGCAATTAAAGGTCTTAAGAAGAAAGGCCTGATAGATAAGGCTACTGTTACTGTGCCTACTATAGTACTGAAAGATCAATGGACAGAAGAGCTAGAGAAGTTCGGAGTCAAAGACTGTACGACTGTAGTAGTAAACAATACAGCAGCTATGAGACCAGAAGAATATGCATGTGACCTTCTCATTTGTGACGAGGTACATACTGTTCCAACGGAAACTAGAGATGTTATACTAGATATTAAGCACGAATACTTTCTAGGTCTTAGTGCTACTATCGAAAGAACTGATGGTAGGCACCAAGAGATACTAGATAGGTATCCTGTGTTTGATGAGGTCAAGTTCGACGAGTGTGTAAAGAATGGATGGATTAGCCCATACAAGATTTACAATGTACCTGTCGAGATGCCTGCTGATCTAATGGCTGAGTACGATAAGGCTAATAGACAGTTCAGAGGGATAGCTATGCAGCTTAGTCAGCACGGTCCTTCGATGACTGTAGCTAACACCTGGAGGATACATGGAGACGGTAAGCAGAGACAGCTCAGTGCCCTGTATTACAAGCACATGAATGCTCGGAAAAAGCTGTGTATTAACAACCCGAACAAGATAGAAATCGTCAAAAATATCGTATCTTTATGTCCCGACAGATACGGGATAATCTTCTCGCAATCAATCGGTTTCGCCGATGAGATTACTGAATCCATCGGAGAAGAGGCTGTAACATTTCACAGTAAGTTAGGAAAGAAAAAGCAGAAGGAGATCCTTGATGATTTCATGGATCAGGACTCTTCTACTCGTGTCATTTCTTCCGTCCAAGCACTGGACGCTGGATTTGACTTTGTAGATCTTTCTCTTGCTATTGTGGCTGCTGGTTTTAGTAGCAAGCTTACCAACATTCAACGTACTGGTCGTACTGTCCGTGCTAAGGAAGGTAAGGATGCTATTATTATCAATCTGTTTAGCGAGAGAACCCAAGAGAGACGCTGGCTAGAGCAAAGACAGAAGGACGATAAAAATGTTACTTACTTGAAAACAGAAGAGCTATATGAGATATGCAGTAGAATTTCCGCAAGAGAAACTGTTGAGCCCAAATGAGCAAGTATACCTGCAACTATTACAGGAGAAAGCTTATGACAGGTTACAAGAGTTTAACTACCCTGTTGATCTGACACGTATGGTAGAAGCTGGGGTCATCCTGAATATTGACGATGACCCTAGTAAGATTATTCTGTCTACCAAGGACAAGTCTAACGTAAAGGACATCGAGTCTTGGATAGATGACTATCGTAAGTTATTCAAGAACAAGAAGTCTGGCGCTATGGGCTCTAGAAAAGCCTGTGTGTTTAAGATGAAGAAGTTCATCGAGGAGTATCCTACTTACGCTAAGATAGACTTGATACTAGCGGCTGCCCAAAGGTATATCAACAGTGAGAGTCGTAACAATTATACATACCTGCAGAGAGCAGACTATGTGATAAGTAAGAAAGATGTAGACTCTGTGAGCTCTAGGCTAGCTACATTCTGTGAGGAAATAGCTGAGTTAGAGGATAAACAAGAGAAGTTCAATCCTGCTGGAAGGCAGACAATCTAAATTATTATGGCAGAGTTACACAATACTCTTATGGGCAGGAGGCTCATAGAGGGCGACATCCCTCGCATAGTAAAAGCTTTGGAGAGAATAGCTGATGCTTTAGAAAATGACGCTAAGAATCAGCTAGTTAAGGCTTTTCTTACTGAGATGTCAAACAGCGATGTAGATATAACCGATGGAGAAGCATTGGACGTAATCTATGAAATATTATTAACCGGTAAACATAAGAACAAATGGGATGGATGAAAGAAGTCTGGAGACTAATGCACGAAGAGCAAAAGTCTTACGACGAAGCTATTGACATTGTTGCTGCAGAAAGACAACAACGAGAGCTAGAGTATCAAGAACGACAGATGGAGAACCATGAGCGATATCCAGAAAATTAAGGATCGCTTTTGGCAAGAAGTTGAAAGAGGTAAGCAAGGTCTCAATGAAGGTCTGCCTATGGGTTTCAATCGTCTGACTAAAGTTATTTGCAATGTTCAGAAAGGTCGCTATGATCTCTGGGGTGGAGGCACTGGCACAGGTAAATCTTCCGCTGTCTTAGATGCCTATGTGATTAATCCTATTGAGTACATATTGGCTAATGATCAACCACTGAAGCTTAGAGTAAAGTATTACAACCTAGAGATGGCAACCATGCCTCTTATGGCTAAGCTGATGGCTCGTAGGGTCTTCGAACAATCAGAGGGTAAGTATCTACTTAGCGTAAATAAAATCTTTGGTCGAGGCAACTATAGGCTATCAGCTGAAGAAGATAGGCTGCTTGGAGAAGCACAAGACTATTTCGATATGTTGACCCAGTACGTTGAGTTTGTGGATGGATCTGTAAGTCCTTTGTTTGTATACAAGGATTTACTGGCACTAGCCAACGAGATAGGTACTGTTACTAAACAAGAGAACGGTCATTGGGATTTTGTCCAACATGATCCTAACCTCATCGTTGTAGTAGTGATAGACCACGTAGGTTTGATTACACCTAACAAAGATCATGGAGGAAATAAGAAGAAAGCTATCGATGATTTATCAGAGATGCTTATCAAGTTTCGTAACAGATGTGGCTTTTCTCCTGTTGTTGTTAGTCAGTTCAACAGATCTATCGAGGGTATGGATAGAAAGTCTAATGCGCACCCTGATCCTCAGTTATCAGATTTCAAAGACAGTGGTAACCCAGCACAAGATGCTGATACTGTTGTTGCTTTGTTCAATCCTATTCGTCATAGGCTTTCTACTCACAATGGCTATGACATGAATACCTACGGTTCTTTTTACAGAGGTCTCTCTGTGCTAAAGAATCGAGATGGTATAGACAACGTAGATATTGCTATGGGTTTTATCGGTGCAGTTGGTAAGCTGAAAGAGCTACCACCTGTATCCGATCTAGAATCTAGGCCTGATCTCGTAAAGAAAGTTCTAAACTATTTTAATACTAATACATAATGGCTACACTAGTCTATGTTGTTGGTAGATCTGGCTCCGGCAAGTCTACCTCTATCTGCCCTATTGAACAAGTGGGCATTAAGGGTCTAGACCCTAAGTCTACTATAATTGTCAATACAGACCAAAAGCCTTTACCTGCTCCTGGGTTTACTAAGATGTACGGAGAGGATAAAGGCAACTACTTCAAGACTAATGATACCCTTGCGGTTATCGAGAATATCTTGAAGCCTGCTCACAAAAAGGAGAACGTTAAGAGTATCGTTATCGATACCTGGTCTCGTCTTCAGACAGACACTGTGATGTCTACTCGTTTCCGTAAGCGCTCTGGTTTTGATAAGTGGGCAGAGTTTGCTGGTGCTCAGTATGATCTACTGAACATTGTAAACGATAAGCTTAGAGACGATATCATTGTCTATCTCTTTGCTCACCCAGAAACTACCTTTGATGAGGATGGTTTCCCTCAAGAACGTATTGCTGTTCAGGGTCAACAACTAAAGAAGTTTGTTCCTGAGTCTTTCAGCTCTATCGTTCTGTATGCTGAGCCTTCTAAGATGGCTGGGCAAGGAATCAAGTTTGGTTTCCGCACTGTTAACAGCGGTGCTGATACCTGTAAATGTCCTATCGGATTGTTCGAAGATGACTTTATCGCCAATGACCTCGGTCTAGTTGATGAGTCTATTCGTAAATACTATAATCTCTAATAATTTAACAATGGAGTTTTCATTTGGAATCCCTTCGCAGCGGGGAAAAGGAACAGCTGCAACTAATTTTTGTACAGGTACTCCAGCTTTTGTAGTACTTAAGAATGCTGGCCCTCGTACTAGCAAAGTAATGGTTCTTAATGCTGAAGCATGCGAAGCACTTGGTCTAGAAAACGGAGGCACTGTTGCCTTTGACTTTACTAAGGATACACCAGTTGTGGTAAATACTACTGGTATGGAACTGCCTAAAGGCCAAGCATACGGTGTTAAGGCTAAGAAGGAGTACGGTGGGCTAACTATGAGAGATAGCAAGCTTTGGGCTTACTTCGTAAAGACCTACAATCTAGACGAGACTGCTGATAGCAACTTTATCTTTGGAGATATGACAAGCGATCATCCTGAAGCTTTCCCTATTACTCTGGAGCAGAAGGGCGACCCAGACCAACTGTCTATTCTAGATACTATTCCCCAAGAAGCTTTGTCTAGCTCTAACGGAGTAGAAAGTATCTCACAAACCGATAATTATTAATCCCTAAATTTTAACAAGAATGGCTAAGACATTCAATCTAAATGACGCATCATATGATGCAGGTTCAAACGCAGCAATCTTTAACAACGGAGTTGCTGGTGTAGTTGACAACTGTAAAGCTCGACTAGAACGTACAAAGCAGGATGATAAAGAGAATCCTAATGCTCCTGACTACAAGATCTTCTTTGCTGATTCAGCCGGAGCAGAAGTAAACATGGCCTTTTGGTATCCAAAAGAGGATGACTCTGACGAGAACATCATTCGTTTTCTGAAGAAGCTTAAGCATCTTGCTCACTGTTTCTGTGGTGATGACGCTCAGCTTCCTTCTGGTAGCCCTAAAGCTATCCTTGATGGAGTAATGAAGATGTTGAAAGATAGCGGTCTTCAAATGCCAGTTAGAGTTATGACCAACTACGGTACTAATGGTTATGAAAGCCGTTACCTACGAGTTCGTAACTTCGTACCTTTTGTAGAACCAATGACTGTTCTCAAAGATGATACTAGACTCCGTGCTAGCAACATTGAGAACTTCGAGCGTCCTGCTGCTGAAGAGACATCTGGTGCTGTAGCTTCCTCTACTGCATCTGATGACGACGATTGGGATTAATCAAAATAGAGCCCTATTTTAGGGCTCTTTTTTTGCCTCAATGGAATATGATCTAAACAGTAGTCTGTATGATCCTATAGTATATAAGGAAGATATTCTCCGACATGTTGGAGAGTACGACATTCTTAAATACTATTTTCCAAAGCTTAAGTTAGACGTAGCTAACAAGTCGCCCCTTAGAGAAGACTCTGTCCCATCGTTCGGTGTAACGATGAGGACAGGGTTTCTTTATTGGAGAGACTTTGCTACAGGTGAGTACGGTAATATTTGGTCCCTCGTAGCTCAGTCTATGGGGACCGATTTTACCGGTGCTCTTCAGATTATAGCTAGAGACTTTGGGATCAGACAAGGCGCTGACTTTAAAAAAGTAGCTAGAAGTATCAAGCGAGTTCCTATTCCTGAAAAGAAGCAGGTAGAGATAGGAATTAGAACTCGAAAATGGAAAGCTCTTGATAAAGAGTTTTGGACACAGTTTGGAATCAGCAAATCAACTCTTGAAAGATATCTGGTTTCTCCTATTGATTTTATGTTTTTCAACGGTCATCCTGTTAAGGCAGACCGTCACTCGTATGTTTACCGTGAACTTAAAGACGAAGTCTTGACCTTCAAGATCTATCAGCCTTTTAGTAAAGAACGAAAGTGGATAAGTAATAACAACCAGTCCGTATGGGAAGGTTGGTCTCAGCTCCCTGAGACAGGTGATCGTTTGATCATCACATCATCTAGAAAAGATACTATGAGTATCGTAAATGTTACAGGTATGAATGCTGTAGCCCTACAAGGCGAAGCTATGAAACCTAAGCAACATGTCGTTCAACAACTAAAAGATAGGTTTGATAAAGTATATGTCCTATATGACAATGACTTTGACAATCCTAATAACCCTGGTAGAGCTTTAGGTAACAAGATAGCGTCTGAGTTTAATCTAACTCAGATCGAAATACCTGATGACTATAAGTCTAAGGATTTCAGTGATCTAGTTAAAACACACGGTAGATACAATGCTAATAGTGTTTTACAAAAGTTACTGATATGAAACTACAATCCTCGTCAGCTGCAGTGGACGTAAAGACGAACATGCAGATGACATCTATTAAAGCGGAACTAGCGCAAGATAAACTTCACAAGATGTGGGACTTGCTACAGTCTCCGTACAGAGATCCTATTTCCTCTTTGGTTAGAGAGTATGTAAGCAACTGCTTCGACTCTCACATAGAGGCTGGGGTTGATACTCCTGTTTATGTTACTTTGGAAGAAGATCAGTCTGGTTGGTACTGGGCTTGTGAAGACTTTGGTGTAGGTCTATCGGAAGATAGGTGTAAGAATATCTTCATGAAGTATCTGACTTCTACTAAAGAAGAAACTAATGATCAGATTGGTGCCTTTGGTATGGGTTCTAAGTCTGGTCTTGGTTATACTGACGTTGTGCATATACGTACTAGGTTCGATGGAACAGAGTACAATTACATGCTGCATAAAACTACTGATGCTCCTACGCTATCTCTTGTGGATTCTTATCCTACAGACAAGCGTAATGGTACTCAGATTAAAATCTACCTGAAAGACAACTGGGACGAGACTAGTAAGTTTAAAGACAAGACTAGAAGTCAGCTAACTTACTTTGACAACGTTCATTACGGCGGACAGCTTAAGCATCTTAACGAAGAGTTTATTCTCTACAAGGGCAAGAACTTTTGTTTTAGACCTGGTAATAAAATCTTCTCTAATCAGGTCCACATAGTAATTGGCAATGTCCCCTATCCCATCAACTGGGAAGCTATAGGTAAGACTGAAATAGAAATGCCTATTGCTTTGACTTTTGAGATTGGAGATCTGCCTGTAATCTTTACTCGTGAGGACCTTAGATATACTGATGACGCTATTCGTAAGGTTAAAGGCAAACTTAACGAAGCCTGTAAAGAGCTTGTTGAGCTAGCCAGCCCGGACAAAGGAGAAACAGACAACCTATGGAAGTATGTTTCTCTGATCTCAGGAACGCCTGAAGTTAGATTCTCTGATAGCCATACTCTAGAGTTACCTAAGCATTTAGCAGATATGATAGATACTAGTAGTATTACTTATACCCCTAATCCTTATTTATCTGTTTCGGCTTTACAAACTGGTAGGTATAGACATCGAACACCCATAGACCAGTTGTTTCAGTATGCTGCGGCAAACTATAGGAACATACAGAACGGTAGGAACATGTCTGTTAACTGGTATAACCAGGATGATAAGTATAAGAAGACTTATTTTTCAGAGGCTAACGATAATTATTATGCAAGGATATTGATGGACGAGCCCTCTAATCCTCGTAAGAATAGATACATTCAACAGCGTCTAGGTAAGAACTACTGTATACTTCTTACGGATACAAGAGGGACTCTTAAGCTTAACGACTATAGACGTATCCTTAAACTAGACCAGACAAACAAAGAGACTTGGAGATTTCAGATTCAGTGGTACCAGAAATGGCAGGACGATCATTTTCATATGATATATGACTACAAGTATTCTGATATCAAGGTACCTGATGACTTTGAGAAAAGTGCTAAAGTAGGACTCTCTAGAGTTATTGTAGGATCTGATGAGATTAGATACAAGAACTATCGAGAAACTGAGATTACTAAGTGGGGTGCTTATGAGAATGATCTACATGTTACTGCTGACCTTGTCAAGGATAAGATAGATGATCTTAAATCTAAGAATCTTGTAATATGGTCTGTTAGAAGCGATGAGGATGCTCTTAAGTGTACCTTTAGGCTACTCCAAAACTTTGGATCTGGGGCCGGAGTAAAGATAATATCGGTAGCCAAAAAAGATGTCGAAGTCATGGAACTCTTGGAAGAACAGAATGCTAATATTATTAGCCTAAATAACTGGTATCTGTCTGAAAATGAGACACTTGAATGCTTTGTTTTCTTTAGTAAATTCCGTAATTTGGTAGATCAGTGGACTCGTAAATCTATCTTCGAGAAGCCTAGTGAGATACCTTATCAGGAGTTTGCCCATCGTAGTAACTATGCTTCTAGGCTACCTAAGGAGTTTAAAGACCACTTAGTTAAAATCTTTGACCTTCAAGGTAAGAAGCTGAAAATGGATAAGTTTCCAGCTCTTAGATCTTGGTACAAAGACGAGACCGTTTTGTACAATACATGTGCAAGGTTAGGTCTAACAGATGATAAGTCTAAGCTAATTATTGCGACTAGGATGTTTCCAAATCGCCCTGTTGTTAAGGGTCTTAGAGACCTTAAATCTTTATTATTAATCAACAATCTGTAATACTATGCAGTATTTTAGAAGTGGCAATACTTTGATTGCCGTCGTGGAAGGAACTACCTTCCAGAAGACTTTCACCAATGGTGAAGAAACTGAATCTGCTCTTAGCAAATTACAGGAGTCTAAGGATCTAAACTTGGTAGAAGTAGCTGAAATATTCAGCTACTCTGCTGAGTCTCAAATCTCTCAGGCTCTTGAAGCACATGCTAAGGTTGAGGAAGAACGAGACATTGTAGAACTTATGACAGACATTCGTCTGAATGGTCATGAGTATCTAGAAGTCAGAAGCAACCGTGTCTATGCTAAAGGTATAGATATCGCAATGCCTGAGACTGTAGTACGAGAGTTTATGGCTCGTAAGGGTAATGAGAAAGATACTTCTGCTTTGATGAAGTTCTGGAGCCTTGCTTGTCTTAACCCTAGTGCTGATACCAGAGACCGTCTGTTTGAGTTTTGCAACAAGCATGGCATCAAGCTAACCGATAAGGGTTACTTGGTTGTCTACCGTAACGCTGACAAGAAGGACGCTATGGTACAGGATATCAACCTCCATGACTTTATCTATGCTTCTCTACCTGTGTGGAAGGGTATGGGTCTAGACATTAACAACATGAACATCTCTCGTAATTACGATGGTAAGTTCGAGGTTCATGATGAATCTACTGGTTACTCTGAAGGCGGGCAAGATGGCGGTACCTTTATTGGTAATGTTGCTGAGCTTGTAGATGTTTTCGAGAACAGTGGACAAAAGGTTGTATACACTGATCATTACTCTCGTCGTACTC